GCTGGTAGTGCTTCACAGCGTCGGTATCGGTCAGGTTGCCGCCGCTGCGCATGAAGGCCAGGAAGCCGACCTGCCCCTTGGAAGCGAAGGCGCTGTCGTCGAAGCGCATCAGGTTGACCTGCATGGCATCGCGGATCATGTACTTCGACAGGTCGCCGTAGATGATCGACTTGGCGTTCGCCGCCGGCGCCGGCATGTCGTTGTTCAGCGCCACTTCCTTGCCCAGCAGCAGGTCCGGGGCGCCGGCGGTGATGCCGGCCTCGTAGCCCGGGGTCCAGATCGGGCGACCTGCAGTGTCCTTCAGCTTGCGCAGCAGCTTGCGCACGGTTTGAGCGAACATGAACTTACAGCTGCCGGCCAGCTGATAGGCCTCGTCCACCGATTCCAGCAGGTCGACCAGGTCATCGTAACCAACGGTCAGGGTCTGGCCGGTGGTGCCGATCTTGCCGGAAGAGGATGCGGTCACGATGCCGCGCGGCTGGCCAGTGCCGGTGCCGGTGGTGAAGTGGCGGTTGGTGATACGGCCGACACGTTCGATGATGCGCTTGCGAATGAACGCCTCAATGTCGATCGAACTGTCCTGCAGCAGCTCGATCGGTACCGCAATGATCTTGGAGCTGTACTTGAACACGTTCAGGCTGACAGTGCCGAACGCCGGATCGAGAGCGCTGGCCTGGGCGTTCTCGGCCAGGATCTCACCCTCTTCGCTGGTTCCATTCGAAGATGGGAAGCTCAGCGGGTTGCCCTGGGCAGTGTTCAGGATCTCGGCCACCGCGCGCATGCCGCCGAACAGTTTGAGGGAGTCGATCAGGCTGGACGCCACAGCGGACGGGACGGTGTAGCCACCCTCGGACCCGGTGGTGGTGCTCATCGTATTGAAGAACTTGGCGGCCTGCTCGTTGGTGAAACCGCGCTCACCGCGACGGGTCCAGGTGTCGAAGATGCCGATATCCGAGAGCAGGTCTTCGGTGTCGCGCTTGCCAGGCTTCTTGTTGCCATCGCCCCCCTTGTTGAAGTGCTGCTCGGCGGCGAGGTCCAACACCTTTTGCTCACGCTCGATCCGGCCATCGAGATCGGAGATATCACCGGTGAGGGTGTCGTACTTGGTCTGGTGCTCGGGCGTCCAGGGTTTATCCTTGGTCTCGTCCAGCAGCTTGCGGGCTTCGATGGCCAAGCCATTACGGCGCTCGCGCATTGCTTGAATGGTCATAACTTTTCTCCAGATGCAAAAAAGCCCGCACTGGGCGGGCTGGATTTACGCGACGGCGCGAGGCCTACGGCGCGATTTTTTCCAACAGCGAAAGGCGACGCTCAAGGGCTTCGCGATTGACTGTTGGCTCGGGGCGCTCGGTCAGCGCCTTGGGTGCATTGCCGTAGGCGGCAAGGTTCCAGTGGTTCTGTGTGGCGGTCTTGCCTTCGGCCAGGCGATCAACGAATCCGCCTTCCAGCGCCTCCGCCGCGGTCATCCAGGTGGTGGCCGCCATCAAGGCCAGGACTTCCTCGGCTGACTTACCGGTCTTGCGCTCGTAGTCGGCGCTGATGCTGGCATCGACCTTGTCCAGCAAGTCGGCCTGATCGCGGAAGTCCTTGGCGTTGCCCATCTGGATGGTCCAGGCGTTGTGGATCATGAAGAAACCGCCTTCGGCAATTTCCACTTCATCCGCTGCCACCGCCACATAGGTGGCTGCCGAAACCGCCTGGCCATCGATGTGGGCGATTACCTTGGCCGGGTGCGACTTGATTGCCTGGGCCATCGCGCGGGCGTCGAACACATCCCCGCCGGGGCTATTGATCCGCAAGTGAATAGTGTCAACGTCGAGCGCCGCCAGTTGCGGCACGAAATCTTTGGCTGCCACGCCGCCGTACCAGTCCTCGCCGATGATGTCGTAGAGGTAGATGGTCGCCTCGCGGGCCTCGCTGACGATCCGAAACTCGCGCTTGGCCGCCTGGTTATTCTTGAACAGTTGGATCAGGTTCATCGGGCTGAGCCTCTGGGGGTTTGGCCGGCTTCTGGCTGGCAGTCGAAAAGTAGAGTTTGTCGCCGCCCGGGACAGGAGGCAGGTTCTTGATGGCCCGCACTTCGTTGACCACCATCCAGCCTTGTGATCCAGGCCCCCCCAGCGCCTTGCCGAGCACTTCCGCTTCGGTCTTGCTGTCACCGGCCAGCAGGCCCTCACGATTGAATTCTGTGAAGTAGCGGGTCGAGCGCGGCCACAGCTTGCGGTTCAGCTCCTGCTCGATGCGTCGCAGGTGCGGGCCCAGGGTGTAACGGACGAAGCCGATCGACATCTGCTCGATGCCGGTACCCCAGCTGGTGGACGCGGAGGTTTCACCGATCATGTGCGGAGGTGCGCCAAATGCTCGAGCAATCTCGATCACCTGAAACTTGCGGGTCTCCAGTAGCTGGGCGTCCTCGGCCGTGAGGCTCACCGGCTTGATATCGCCCCCGTTCACCAGCAGCATCGGCTTATGGTGATTGGTGCGGCCCGTGTACTTCTCGGTGAACTGCTGACGCAGGTAGTCCTGTTGTTCTGTCCCAGGTGACACGCCTGCCGGGTAGGTGATGGCTATGCTCGGGCTTGCACCGTTGCTGAAGAACTCGCCGGCATATTCGTCGGCGGCCAGGGCAGCACCCACGGCCTGGCGGGCGGCGTAGCGAATCACCGACTCGCCCTTGGTGCCGTCGAACCCAAAGCCGGGGAAGTGCAAGACATCCTCCGACTCCAGGCCGAAGTACTTGCCGTCGTCATTCACGTAGTAGTGCAGCGTGTCGCCAACCCGCACGATCGATACACACTCCCGGGGAAGCGGCATGAGTCGCACTGGCTTTCCCGAACGATCTCGGACGATCTGGGCCAGCCCATCGCCACGCAGCAGCATGGAGGACAGCATCCACTCCCAAAACGAGCAAGCGGTCAGGGTCGGATACGGCGACTCATTGAGCAGCCACCAGAGGTCATGATTCGCCCGCGCCCGCCCACCATTCTGCGTGCGCTCATAGATCGGCAGCGGCAGCAAAGCCACTGCGCCGGCGATGAGACGGCAGCAGGCATAAACAGCGGCACTGCGCTTGGCGGTCTCGGTGGTGACAACCACGCCGGCCGAGGAAGGCACGGCGCCAAAGAAGTCAGCCCACTGGAGGCGATCCATTTCGTTCCAGGTGAGCTCTTTGTTCTTGAGCTCGCCCAGCTCCTCGCGCATAGCTGCGAGGTCCTGTTCCAGCTTCTTTGTTTTCCCAAAGTTGAACATCACAGCACCACGCATAGGTCAGTTATGGGCTGCTCTTGCCCTGCCTTAGAAACGCCCACAGCCATAAGCAGAGCGGTCATGTCGTCGATTTTGTCCGCCGAACGTTTCTTGTCCGGGGCCATGTTCATGTTGTCGTCGCGCCGGGCGATGAGGTTGGAGGCGCACCAGTTCAGCAGCATGTCGCCGCCGTGCACCAACTTTCCGGAGATGTAGGCCAGCTCCAGGGTCTGCATCGCCGGGTGGTACGACTTTGGCCCCTGAATGAACTCGACCATCGGGAGCTCGGCAGCAACCAGTCGGTTCACCAGATCGGTGGCGTTCCACCGGTCATAGCCGATAGCCTGGACATTGAAGCGCTCGCAGACCGCTTTCACGTCGGCCTCGATCACCGCGTAATCGGTAACGTCGCCCTCGGTTTGCTTGAGCAGGCCTGATTCAACCCAGGCGGCATACGGCACGGTGCCCCGCTCGGTGCGGAAAGCCACCGCGCTCTCCGGCGCCCAGCGCCACCCGTAGGTGTACAGAACGCCGTCGACATCCCACACAAGGCGGAACGACGTGAGGTCACGGGTGGACGCCAGGTCCAGCCCTCCCCAGCACGGGTACTGCGCAAGCCAGTCCAGGTCGATCTCACCGCCGCACTGCTGCCATTTGTTCAGGTCGACCCAGCCGTCAGCCGTCGAGGCCGGCCGGTTCAACCGTTTGATGCGAAACTCGGCCATCTTTGATGGCATCTGCTTCGCTTCGATGGCTTCCTTCTGGATCGCCGCCATCAGGTGCGGGTTTACGTCCATCAACGGGTTGGCCTTGATCCAGGCCTTTTCGTCGAAGTCGTCGTCAGCCTTGATGCCGAGGCTCTTGTCCTCGTCATCCACCGCATAGAACACCACCAGGTAGTGGTCAGCGGTGGTGCCAAACAGCCCGCCCAGCAGCTTCTTGGCGAACATGCGAATTTCCGCCCACGGCCCGGGGTTGGTGTAGCCCTCGGTGGTCGTGAACAGCCACAGCGGGTTGCCCCGGGCACCTGCGGCTGACTGCAGAACGTTCAGCAGGTCGGCAGTCTTGTGCGCGTGGATCTCGTCCAACCCAACATGCGATGGGTTCAGGCCGTCCTGGGTCGATGCCTTGGCGTGGATCGGCTTGAAGCTGGCCCCGGTTTGAACGCGGCTGATGGACTTGGCCCAAACCTCAAGCCCGAAGTACTCGCGCAGGTCGGCGTTCTTCTCGGTCATCCGCTTGGCGGCGTTGAAGATGATCGACGCCTGCGGAAAGGTGGTGGCCGCACTGATGATCTGTGCGCCCTCTTCGGGCTCGCAGCATTCGCAGTACAGCAGGATGGCCGAGGACAGCGTACTCTTGGCGTTCTTCCGGGCTACAGCGAAGAGCGCCGAGGTGAACCGCCGCGGGTGAAACTTCCCGTCGTCGCCCCAGCCTTCAGTAAAAACCCACTGTCGTTTGCGGAACCCGAACAGCTGAACCACAAAAAAGATATGCGACGGGTGCATCACGATGGTCGGCTTTTCCCACTTGCCTTCAACGTGATGCAGCTTCTCGATGAAGTCGCACGGGTCGTTCGCATGCCAAGGGTCGAAGATGAAGGGACAGTCCTTCTTCTTGGCGCGCTTCAGATCGTCCAGAAAGCGCTGGGCAGCTTGCCGGATCAGCTTGCCGTGGCGCTTCCGCTTTTTGTCGGCAACAGCCCCCTTCGCGTAGTCGGTAGCGATCTTGACGAAGTCACGCATTCTTTCGCCCATTACCCGCGAAGGCGTTGCCCTTCTTCTGCTCCCCGCCCGACGAAACCTTACGCCGGCTTGCCGGCGTCATGCCGAACTCGGAGAACAGCGCCTTCAGCGCCGTGGTCTCTGCCGCCGTGGCCTCCATGTCGGCCTTGGCCTTCTTGCGGAAGCACTGCCAGGCAAAGCACAGCTGCTCCAGCGAATACAGGTCGACCACCTGCAGCACCTTGGCGGCAACCAGCTGCCGGCCCAGGCTCTCCCACATCTCGGCGCCGTCTCGATTAAGGTGCTGAGGTGCGTCAGGGAAGTCGTCAATTAGGTCGAACTCTGGCGCGTCTTTTTCCTCGCGATCCGGGCGAGTGGTACCGGCCAGAACCTTGAGGTTGGGCGCCGTTGGCTTCCGTCCTCGGGTCATTTGTCAACCTTCAATTTCAAAAAGCTAATTTTGACGGCGCGAAAAAACGACTCCGGGCGCGGTCTAGAAGCAAAAGGCCCCAGACTTTTACCCTCCCCCCACCTCAGCAGCGAGATTCAGTCTCATTTCGTCGATTTTGGTCATTTTTTGAGCCATGCGTGCGCGCTCAGGATCAGCTGCGCCGGGCGTTGCCGAAGCCGCCGTCCTCTGCCGCCGTCTTGCGTGAGTGGTGCATCCGGCACAGGCCTTGCCAGTTCTCCCTGGACCAGAACAGGTCCTTGTCACCACGGTGAGGGACGATGTGGTCCAGCTCAGTGGCTGGCTCTACCCTTCCCTCGCGCTGGCAGTGCACGCAGAGCGGATGCTTGCGCAGGTAGCCCGCTCGGGCCTGCTGCCACCTGTACCCGTAGCCGCGTTCGGTGCTGGTCTGTCGCGTCTCTGGTGGCTTGTGCTTGGCCGTAGTCGGCGCAGGAGGCTTGTGCGTGCCAGGCCTCAACGGCATGGCGTGCCATCCAGGTAGGTCCGTGGCTCAGCGTCAGGATCAGGCTCATCACCTTGGTCGCCTGCCAGCGCTTGGAGGAAGCTGGCTAGCAGCTCATTGGTCTTGGCCTGCTCGGCCAGCATCTGCTTGAAGATCGACAGGAACGCCTGCTGGTTCTGCTGGATAATCGCCATCTGTTCCGGCGTCACCTTGACCTCGGCCAGGGTTACCATCGAAGAGTGATCTGGCTCGCTCATACGCCACCTTCTTCCACTTGTTGATCCATTCGCGCCTGGCGGCGCATCCGCTACAGGCCATCGCCTTCAACAGCCAGGTTGTTCCCGTCAACCGTGAACACGACTGTCAGCCGTACAGGCTGGCCTGGCTCGCTGTGCAAGGTGGTGCTCTGTTGGCTTGGCAGCACGGCGCCATCCTCGGTATGCAGCGCGAACGGGGCCTGGGGATCACGGCCGCCGGGCACGTAATGGCGGCACTCGCTGTCGAGGCTGGTTACCTCGACCTCGCGGTTCAGTCTCTTCAGGATCAACTTCATGCTCTACCCCTGGGCTTTGCGTGACAGAAATAGGTCCGAGTAGCCGCGAAGCTTCTCAACACCCATAAACCCGACCATGCCGCCGGCGAAGGTGGCCATGCCCTGCGGCAAGCCCATCCATTCGAGCAGCGGCACAAGGGCCAGGGTGATGAGACCGCACAAGGCGCCCTCCAAGAACATCTGCCGGCGAGTGCCACCGCCATAAACCACCCGGAGGACGGCAATGGCGACTGACAAGCCAGCGGCATACAACTGAGGCTGATGGGCCAGCACCCAGGTGAGCACAGCGGCCCACAGGCCAGGATCCTTCTCGGGCATGTTTGGCATCTCGATTCCTCCCTTTTGGGGAGTGGAGTAGGTTCGGCCCCAACAGCACACCCAGCTTGGGGCGATGGGTATGGTGGGGCCGAATACGAAAAAGCCCCGGCAAATGCCGAGGCTCAATAACGAAAAGCCCCGACGTTTGCCGGGGCCCTGAGTAACTAGAAGAGATTCATTGATACTGACGTTTGTTAATGGAGTCGAGGAGGTCATGCCCAGCCCATGTGAGCTGGTAATAGATCTCATCGGGGCGATCGCCGCTTGGCTCTACCTCGGTCTTCGCCAAAAACCCACCAGACTCCAAAATAGTCACCTGGTAGATAATTTCTTCAAGCAAAGCGTCCTCAGCCTCACCGCTACCTAGTACGCCGTGATTGGCCAGTACCTCTTCCATGAGTTCAGAGTGGGTTGGCCCATCCAGGGTAACCGTATACTCGATGAACTCCAGCACATCTTTCACCAGCTTCATGTCGCGCTTCATGGCTAGCCTCAGATCTTCCTTAGATGAGGAGCGATTCTAACCGGCCTTGCACGCAACAAAAACCCCGACGCAATGGCCGGGGTTTGTCAGTGTCTCGG